CAGCACGGCCTCAGGGCGTCGCCGGGAGCTCCGTACGGCTGACCATCGCCGCACAGGCCGCCGAACTCCTGGAGATCGGGTACAGCGTGACGGAACTCCCGTCACGGGTCGGGGCGCGCAACCTGAACGCCGTCATCGACGCCATACGTGACCCGCAGCTGAAGGCCGAGTTGCGGAGGCGGGCGTCGTGAGCAACCAGGCACCACTCCCCGTCGACCGCCCGCACGACCTCCCGCCGCGCTGGGACGGCCTACGCGTCGAGTGGGAGACATGGGAGGCCGAGCAGCGATCCTCGCTCGACTACCACGTCAAGCCGCGTCCTTGCCCCGCGTGTGGCATGTACGAGCCCCACAGCGTCGCCCACGGCGTCATCTGGTCACCACCAGGAGTCGTCCTGTTCCGCCGGCCGAAGACGTACGGCGAGGCGGCCCTGAACCAGCGCGCCGAGACCGAAGGGACACCGCTCGGGCACCTGATCGTCTGGCGCTGCACAGGCTGCCGATATGACCGGGTCCTCGACTCGCGCGACGCGTCCGCCTGGGACCTCGACGAGTCCGACTACGGCGACGAAGGGTCGTACGAACGATGACCGTCATGTACGTCACCGTCCGCCACACCGACGGCTATCAGCAGTCGTACGCGGCCGCTTACCCCGACCGCACCCCACGCCAGGCGTACGACTACCTGCTGTCCGTCCTTAGCTCGTGCAGCATGCACCCCGTCGGTGACGAGGACGCGCTGACCGTCACCACTACAACGCCGAGCGTGCAGGTCGTACGCACGTTCTCGGGGGGCGCGTCGTGACCCTCTCGCGCGAGGACACTGCCCGCAGGAGCGCGCACACGGTCGCGTACCGGCTCAACATGGTCAACTCCTGGTCTGGCGTCGTCCTGTGCTCTCGGTACCTCTGGCGCACCCTCGAAGGCGAGCCAGGCCGCTGCCCCGAGTGCCTGTGGCTCGTCGCTGAATTTGGTCACAACCCTGACTGCCCGAAGCGATCGAAGAGGCAAGCCTGATGGGACACAGAATCATGAAACTCGCCAACGGGCCGCTCTATCGCAACGTCCAAGGACTCGACTTCCGGGTGCTTATGTACCTCGCTCAAGTCGTCCTCGACAACGACCGCGACGACATTCCCAGCGCGACTTACTTCGGCGGGATAGCGCCCATTGTTGAGCACGTCTACGAGCTCGCGCCAGACGCTCCCGAATACCGCGCGAGATACTCCACCATTCAGAAGGCCATGCGTCGACTCGACGAGATGGGCGCCATCCGACGCACTCTCCATGGCGTCGGCGGCGCACGGTCACAGTACGAGATCTGCCCCCTCCAAGGCATCCTCCCGAACCCCCGACAAGCCACTCTTCCGACCCCAACCCTTAGCACCTCCCAGGGTGCTAAGACCGACCCCTCTTTAGCACCTCCCAGGGTGCGTTCTGTGCACCCCCAGGGGTGCGCTGTTAGCACCTCCCAGGGTGCGTTGATAGCACCTCCAGGGGTGCTAACTAGTAAGGACTCAACCAAGGAGACAACTAAGGAACACATGTACGAGCCACCAGTCCCAAGGACCCGTGACCTAGCGCGCACGAGCGCCCCCGCGCACGAGCCGACGACCACGACGAGGGGACTACGATGACCAGCTGGCTCGACAGCAAAGCCGCCAAACGACTCTCCGACGACCTCGAAGCAATTCCGGCATTGTTCGCCGACCTTCCCGCCGTCAAGTGCGGAATCAAAGACCCCACCAACAACACACACACCCCACCCGCATCCAACCCACCACTCTCCATGGAAGTCATCACACTCCTCGACACCGAAAAGAAAGACGCCGCCGAATACCACGAGACCGACCCGAGAGACCGCGACGTCCTCGACCGCTACGGCGTCATTCCACGACTCGGACTCTGGCTGCGCATAGCCGTTGAACAGATGACCACCGCCGGCGAACACGTGCCCGACATCGACGGGTGGATGAACCTCGACACGCTGTGCCGCTCACTCGGCCAGGTCACACCCTGGGTCATCACGCAACACTGGTCCACCGCGTTCGCCGCCGACCTTGCCACACTCAGGGCCGAGATCGAACAAGCTCTCGGCATCGCCAAAGAGTTCAAACCACGATGCCGGAACCTGTGGTGCGGGACCCTGCTCGAACCCATGGACAACGGCAGCTGGTACTCCTGCCCAGGATGCCAACGGGACTACAAGATCGGCGCCGACCTACAAGCGCTCGGCGGGGCCCAGTACCTCAGGGGCGAGGAAGTCGCGCAGCTGCTAGACATCGCCTGGTCCACCGTGCGCCGCTTCAAGGCCGAGGACTGGGTACGACCCATCGCGTACACCGCCGCCGGCGTCGCCCTGTTCGACCTCGACCAAGTCCGGGCCGTACGCGACACGCCGCCAGAGCAGCGAGTTGCACTCCGATGACGATCAGGTGCAATAATCACGGCGACGTACTGAGCGCCCTGAGACAAGTCCGGGGCGCTCGTTGCATGTCCGGGGGTGAGCGATGACCTGGGAGAACCCGCCCGGTGTCACGCAGCGGATGATCGACACGGCGTGGGTGACAACGGAGATGATCCCCGGTCCGATGTGGCCCTGGCTCGATCGGAAGATCAAGGCGAGGCGTGAGGCTCGCCGCATCCGAAAGGTCGACGCAAGCGCATCGGAACCAACAGGCCCATGGCCCACGTTGCCAGACCCGGGGCGAGGACATCCGACCCCGATGTATCCCAACCCCATGCGCGATCCCGAGCGGCGCTGGTGATGGCCAAGCCGCAGTACGGCTACCAACACCAACTCGAACGAGCACAAGCAAACCGCAGACTCGAAACCATGGGACCCATCCCATGCCGACACTGCCAGCGACTCGTGTACTGCGACACGATGCGCCACCTCAACCGCGACGGACGCAAGTTCCAACTCGGACACGGCATCGCCCACATCGAAGGCGGCACCGGCGACGACAAACAACCCGAACACACCTGCTGCAACGAAGCGGCAGGCGGCCGGCTCGGACTAGCCAGGGCGAGAGCAGCCGCCAAGGAAGCCGACGAACGCAAGCCGACGCGAGCGACCCGGCACTGGACATGACCCCGGCTTTTTAGGGCACCAGGGCTCGTCAGGACCGTCAGTCTCGATTTCTCTCCCCAGGTCGCTCACCCAATCCCCGCCCCTTCCGCCCACCGCCACCCACGAGGAGGTATCGATGGCCCTTCGTGCAGTCAGCGCCGGAGATACGGCACCTGTGACTCCTGAACTTCCAGAGGCTCTACCGACCGCCAGGACGGCCAGGAAGCGGCCCAAGACGATGCTGGAGGCCATCAACTCGAATGACACGCGAGCCCTGCTGGTCGCCCTGCAGGCTCGGGCCGCTCGGTCGGTCATGAGTGCGAAGTGTTCGCCGCGCGATGCCACCACATTGCTGCGTCAGGTAGCTGACTTCCAGCGGCAGATCGACGAGTTCGACGCTGCAGCCAAGGCCCAGGAGGACGAGGGTGCCGACGACGTCGACGACGAAGAGTTCGACCCGTCGTCTATCTGACGTCGCCCGCTACGTCCGGATCCCGTCGGGCATCGTCTCGAGCGGCTGGAAGCCGGTGGCCAAGAAGCTGGCCGAGTGGGGCGTCCGGTTCGACGGGTCGGACTCCTGGGAGGTCGGTCTCGGTCAGCTGATCCTCAGCAAGCGAGCCGATGGGAAGTACGCGGCTACGGTCGGCGGCGTTGTGCTGAGGATCCCGCGGCAGGTCGTCAAGACCTGGTTCGTCGGCCGGCTGCTGTTCGCGCTCTGCGTCCTGTTCCCGGGTCTCCGGGTGGTCTGGACGGCGCATCACACAGCGACGCTGACCATGACGTTCCAGTCGCTGAGCCATTTCGCCCGCAGCGCCAAGGTGTCGAAGTACATCGGCGATCCGGTCACTGGCCGGTCTGGCATCAAGCGTGGTTCCGGCAAGGAAGCGATCCTGTTCAAGAACGGGTCGGCGATCTGGTTCGGGGCTCGTGACCAGGGCTGGGGCCGTGGGTTCACGGAGATCGACGTCCTGGTCTTCGATGAGGCGCAGATCCTTAATCCGAAGGCGATCGAGGATCTGATCGCGGCGGCGAACCAGTCGAAGCACCCGCACGGTGCGCTGGTGTTCTACATGGGCACTCCGCCGCGGCGGACTGATCCGGGAGAGACGTTCGACATCAAGCGGGCGAAGGCGCTCGCGGGGTTGAAGCCGGGCGTGATCCGCGCAGTCCTGACCGGTGGAAGCATGATCTTCGTCGAGTGCTCCGCGCATCCGAGGATCGGGCGCGAGGACGGCCCCTCGCTCGACGACCGCGACGAGTGGAAGACGGCGAACCCGTCATACCCGGACCGGACGCCGGAGGAGTCGATGCTCCGGATGCGCGAGCAGCTGCCGTCCGATGATTCCTGGCGCCGAGAGGCGATGGGCGTCACCGATGAGACTGATACCGGCGGAGGACTTGACCTGAGCTCCTGGAGCAGGATGATTCTCAAGCCCAAGGAGAAGTTCAAGGCCGAAGTGTTCGCGCTCGACGTGGCCCCCGATCGTTCCACGGCGTGTATGGCAGTGGCTGGTTGGTGCGGGGATCGGGTCGCCGTGCAGATCACGGTGAACAAGCGCGGCGTCCCGGACAACCGGCCGGGCTTGGACTGGATCCGGCCGCGGATCCGCACGCTCGACAAGAACTCCCCGGATGCGAAGTGGGTGACGCTTCACCGGTCGCAGGCGGTCTCCTTCGCTGCGTTCCTTGAGAGCCTGGATGTCGAGCTCGAGCAGGTGTCGACGGCTGATTGGCCGGCGATGTGTTCGTCGATGGTTGACATGATCACGACGGGCCAGGCGGTCCATGCCGGAGACCTGGGTGAGCCGTTCGCCGGCGCCGTCCTGGTCAACGTCGGCGAGGAACAGTTCCGCTGGGGTCGGAAGAAGTCCTCGATCGACATCACTCCCGTGGTCGCCGCCACCCTCGCCGCCGTGACCGTGTTCCGTGAGGGCGATCAGACATTCAACCTTGACGCGATCGTGCAGTGAGGAGTCTTCCGTGCTTGACCTGCTGACGACCGTGTTCGAGGTGTTGGGTCTGCTGTGTCTGTCGGCCGCGGCTGCGGTTGCGGTGTGGGTGTTCTCGCCTGCGCTCGGGTTCGCTGCGGCGGGCGTCGTGCTGATCCTGTCGTCGTTCGCGCTCGTCAAGCTTGGGGGTTCCCGATGAGCCTGCTGTTCAAGCGTGGCCTGGGGGACTCGCTCAACCAGCTGGTGCCGCCACGGACTGCGCCGAACGGTCGCATGTTGCCGACGAAAGAGCAGTCGATGCGGCATTCGGCTGTGTTCGCGTGCCTGAATCTGCGGGCGTCGCTGATCTCGTCGCTGCCCGTGACGCAGTACCGGATGGTGGGCGGACTCAAGGCGCCCATGGCGTTGTCGCCGCTGCTCACGAAGCCGGGCGCGTTGCATCTGGGCGGCCCGATCGCGCGGTTCGACGAGTGGATGTACGCGACGCAGATGGACCTCGACCGGTACGGGAACGCGTTCGGCATGAAGGTCACATTCGATGGCGGTTGGGGTGTCGCAACCCGGGTTGACCTACTGCCCGCCGAAGAGGTGACCGTGAAGGTCCGCGACGGTGAAGTGACCTACGGGTATGCGGGCAAGACGTACACGAGGAAGGACGTCTGGCACGAGCGGCAGTATGTGGTTGCCGGTACCCCGGTCGGCCTGTCGCCGATCGCACTCGCCGCGTACGCGATCGGGCAGTACGTCAGCGCGCAGGAGTTCGCCGCGCAGTGGTTCTCGTCGGGCGGCATTCCGTCTGCGACGCTGCAGACGAACCAGACCCTCAAGGACGACGAGGCCGCTGCGATCAAGAACCGCATCAAGTCGATGCTGTCGTCTGGCGATGTGCTGGTCCTGGGCAAGAACCAGGAATACAAGATGATCACAGTCCCGGCGAACCAGGCCGCGTTCATCGAGGCGATGGACTACAGCGTGTTGGATGTGGCGCGGATCTTCGGCACCCCCGGCAACATGATCGACGTGGCCGTGCAGGGAAGCTCGATCACCTACGCGAACGTCACTCAGAAGAACCTCGACTATCTGACCATTCGGCTGTCGCCTGTGGTCGAACGTCGCGAGCGGGCCATCTCGGCGGCGCTGCCCGATCCGCACCTGATGGAGTTCGAGACGGATGCGCTGCTGCGGCTCGACCCGCAGACGTTGACGCTGATGCGTGCCCAGCAGGTCGACAGGCGGGCGCTGACCCCCGACGAGTGGCGCGAACTAGACAACCGGCCGCCGCTCACCACTGAACAGGAAGACCAGTTCATGAGGCTGTTCGCGAAGTACACGGACAAGATCGATGGGAGCTCAGATGTCCTTGCTTAGTGACGCCGCCGAGCGCCGTACTGCCCATGTGGGTACGCGTGCCGATCGTCCGTCTCAGCGCCGTTGTGCTGAGTTCCCTGACTCGCCGCGCGTCGCGCTGAACCGGCAGGCGCAACTGCAGGTCCGTGCTAGCGCCAGCGGGAAGGGTACGGCGTTCACCGGGTACGCGTCGGTATTCGACCGCGGCTACGAGATGTGGGACATGTACGGCCCGTACACCGAGGTTGTCTCGCCGGATGCGTTCGATGCGACCCTCGCAATGCCTGGCCTGGATGTTCCGCTCGTTCTGGCGCACGACTCGATTCGCCGGATCGCCCGGACAACGAACGGGACTCTCACGCTCACCGCTGACAATGTGGGCCTCCTCTGCGATGCGCCGGAGCTCGACCCGGCCGACGTGGATGTCGCCTACATCTCGCCCAAGATCCACTCCGGCCTGATCGACGAGATGAGTTTCGCGTTCCGCATCGACTCCGGACTCTGGTCACCGGACTTCACCCAGTACAACCTCACCGGCGTGGACATTCACCGCGGCGACGTCGCGATCGTCGGCTACGGCGCGAACCCGTACACGTCCGTGTCGCTGCGGTCCGCCCTCGACAAGATCACCAACAAACGGGCGCTGGACGCCCCTGACGTGTCGGCACTGACCCAGGCCATGGGCTGGTTCTCCGCGATCGATTCGATCGCTGACGAGGCCGTCGAGGCGCTGTCCGCCTATCTGGACGCGCCGAACCTGGACCCTGACGGGGCTGTATCCGAGCTCGCTCAGCAGACCCTCACGGCGCTACGTCAACGCGAGATCGACCTGCACGCCGCGCTCCGTACGGCCGGGGCCCGTCCCGTCATCGACTTGTCCGACCTGTAAGCCCCTGATCGTTCCCCGTTCGTCGGGGACATGCACTGCGCCTAGATCGCCTGCGCCCTCAACCGGCCTGGGTGGAACTGCCTGGTGGAAACCCACGCAAGTCCAACCCACGCCCAGAAAGGGCAGACCATGAATATCGACACCATCATCGCTGGCGTCCAGGCGTACATCGCCGCCGAACTCACGAAGCGGGCCGACCAGACCAAGGTCATCGACAACATCCGCGCCGCGGTCCTCGCCGAGTCGCGTACGGCCACCACGCCCGAAGAGGCCGACCAGGTCCGCGCCGCCCGTGTCGTCATCGACGCGATCGACGCCGACATCGCCGAGCGCCAGGTTGCGCTCGCCGGCTTCAAGGCCGAGAAGGCATCCGACGAGGCAGCGCGTGCGCTCGCCGAGGAAGTCGGAGTCCCCGAGGTCCGCTCCGGCATCCAGATTGGCGCCGAGCCGCGCACCTACACCAAGGACACGGCCCGCTCCGGGACGTCGTTCTTCTCGGACGCGTTCAACAGCCGCGAGAACGACAACCAGAGCGCACGTGACCGCCTCCAGCGGCACGCGCGTGAAGTCCAGGTCCACAAGGAGATCTCGACCCGTGCGCAGACCACGGGCGGCGGCGCCGGCCTGGTCGTCCCGCAGTACCTGGTCGAGCTGACTGCTCTCGTGGCCCGCGCGGGCCGTCCCGTCGCGAACGCGGTCGGCATGAAGATCGAACTGCCCGACACGGGTATGAGCCTCATCATCCCGCGTGGTACGGGTGGCGCATCGGAAGCTTCTCAGGCGACTGAGAACACGGCCGTGTCCAACACGGATGAGACGTGGGCGAACCTGACAATCCCGATCGTGACGATCGCGGGCCAGCAGGACATTTCCCGCCAGCTCCTCGAGCGTGGTTCGGTCGGTGTCGACCAGCTCATCTACGCCGACCTCGCCGGTGCATACGCCGCCGAGCTCGACCGTCAGGTCTGCAACGGTTCCGGCGCATCGAACCAGATGCTCGGCATCCTCCAGACCGCGGGCACCAACCAGGCGACAGCGTTCGTGGCCGCCGCAACCGCGGCAACGTTCTGGACCAAGTTCGCCGGCGCGAAGGCCGCGATTGCGACCACCCGGTTCATGCCGGCGAACCTCGCGTTCATGCACCCGAACCGTTGGGGCTGGCTCGAGCAGCTGCTCGACGGCCAGAACCGTCCGCTGATCGTTCCGAACGCGAACGGCCCGATGAACGGGTACGGCATCTACGACGAGCCCACCTACGGGACCATCGCTGGAACCCTGTCGACAGTCCCAGTCATCCTCGACGCCAACGTGCCCACCGCTGTCGGCACCGGCCCTGAGGATCAGGTCGGCGTCGTCCGCAAGGAAGACCTGTACCTGTGGGAGGACGGCGACGGGATGCCGCGCCAGTTGCGGTTCGAGCAGACGCTCGGCAACCAGCTCACCACGAAGCTCGTCGTGTACGGCTACGCGGCGTTCACGGCCGGTCGTTACCCGGCGGCCGTGTCCAAGATCGGCGGCAACGCCGGTACGGCCGGATTCGGCCTGATCGCTCCGACGTTCTGACCGACTGACTAGACAGCGGGCCGGGGGTTCGCTCCCGGCCTGCTGCTCTACCCCCACAACTCCAGAGAGGTACATCTCATGTCCGAGAGCATCCCCGAGTGGCTGGCCGAGAACTACCGCACGCTGGCCGCAGATCGTGGCACGACGGTCGACAAGATCGCCGACGAGTACGACGAGCATTCCCCGGCGCTCGCCGCGTGGATGCGGTCACAGGCCGCCGAGTCCGCACCCGAGACCCGCACCGCTGCCCCGAAGAACCGTCGCGCGGCTGAGAAGTCGAAGGGCTGACCGTGAGCGTCCTCACACTCGCAGAGGCGCGTGCCTACCTCGAGGTGGGGACGTCTCTGACCGTCAGCGACACGTTGCTGCAGATCTTCATCGATGCGGCCGAGGACACGATCGCGGACCTGATCGGCCCGCTCGTCCCGACCTCAGTCACGGCCCTGATCGTGCCCACGAACGGCACCTTGGTGCTGCCTCACATCCACTGTCCGTTCATCTCGCTCACGTCCGCGACGAACCTGACCTATGGCGGGACGCTCCCGCCGGCGTCGTTCGTCCTTACCCCCGGCAACGTCCTCACGTTGCCGTTCGCCTACATCGCCCCCGGCACATGGTCGGTCGTGTTCCAGTCCGGGTACAACCCGCTCCCGGCGCGTGCGAAGACGTCGTGCCTTGAGCTCGTGCGCCAGATGTGGAAGACGCAGCGCAGTGGGACCGGCGTCGACGCGCCCGGGACGGCGCACGCGCTCACGTGGCGCGTGATGGAGCCGATTCAGACCCTGCTCGGGATCGGGATGGCATGACGACCTCAGTGGTCCCGGCACTGATCGATGCCCTGATCGCACATGCCGCGCTTCGTACGGGCATGTCGACCGTGCTTGTCCAGGACGGCGACTTCGGAAACCCGAACGACCCCGGCTACCGGTTCATGGTCGGCGCGTCCGGGCCTCAGTCACTGTCTGCCGCGGCGGTCGCACAAGCGGATCAGGTGTGGCCGCTCGCTACAGCAACGGGTCGCGACGAGACCGGGTCGATCGCCTGCGGCATCTACGGGTCGCTCGGTGTGGTCGTTCCGAAAGAGGTTCGTGACGAGGTATTCCGCATCGCCGGCGAGGTCCAGACGATGCTCCGCACTGACATCCTCCAGTCCGTCCCTGGGCTCCGATGGACGTCCTACACGGGCCAGACCGTCGAGCAGCTGATCGACGAGAACGGCACCCACATCCTGCTCACCTTCAAAGTCGAATTCAAAGCCCGGATCTAGGAGCCAGCCATGCCATCGATCACCAGCACCATCCCGTTCTCTGCCGACGTCGTACTTCTGGGTCGCATCGTCGAGCCGGGCGAGACGGTCGAGGTCACCGATGAGCAGGCTGCCGCGCTGCTCGACCAGGTCGGGAACTGGGTTCCCGCCGCCAAGCCCACGAAGAACAAGGAGTAATCGACCATGGCTAGCTTCCAGGACGCATCGATCGGGTTCGTTCCCGAGGTCACGTTCGGCACGCCCGTCACCCCAATGACGCGTTGGCTCGAGTACGTCTCCGAGTCGTTCGACTTCAATAAGGTCATCAAGCAGGGCCAGGGTCTGCGTGTCGGGTCGCGTGTCGGCCGGTCGGCTCGTCGTGTGGTCGTGACCAGTGACGCCGGCGGCGACGTCGTGATCGAGGCGACCTCCAAGGGCATGGGTACGTGGCTGCAGAACCTGATCGGTTCCGCCACGTCCACGCTCGTGTCGGGCACCATGTACCAGCAGGTGTTCACCCTGGCCGACGTCATGCCCATGTTCACGCTGCAGCGTGGCCTTCCTCGCGTCGATGGCACGGTCGCGGCTCACACGTTCTCCGGTTGCACCGCCAGTAGCGTCGAGTTCGACTTCACCAATGCGGACCTGGTCAAGATCAAGGCCACGATCGACGCGCGCAGCCTGTCCACGGTCGCCGCGTACACGACCCCGACGTATGCCTCAGGTGCGACCCTGTTCAGCTTCGCGGGTGCGACGATCACGACCGGCGCCCTGACGGCGCCGACCACGACCACCCTGGCCTCATCGCCGACGTCGCTCGCCATGGTCCGTGGCGGCTCGGTGAAGATCGACCACAAGTTGAAGGGCGACCGTTACAACGCCGGCGCCGCTGGACTCAAGTCGCGCCAGCCGGTGGGCCTGCGTGACATCTCCGGCAAGCTCACGATCGAGCATGACAACACGTTCGACTTCGTCGGGGCGATCCAGAACCAGACGCCCATGAACCTGATCTTCACCTGGGTCACGACGGTCGTGCTGTCGGCCGGGGTCGAGACGCTGCAGCTCGTCATCCCTGAGGTGAAGCTCGACGGATCCCTGCCGCAGACCAACGGCACCGACCTGATCACGCATGACGTCACGTTCCAGGGCCTCGACAACCTGACCGCCGCCCAGCCCGTATGGGTGGTCATACACACGTCCGATTCGGCCCTGTAGCCCATGGCCGGCGTGGTTGAGGCTGACCTGACCGAGTGGAAGCGGATGTCCGCTCTGCTTAAGGCAGCCGAGAAGAAGCCCGCCGCGGCCATGCGGAAGGGTCTGCGTGAGGTCGGTCAGCCAATAGCCGACAAGGTTGGCCTCGAGGGCGCGGCGAAGATGCCCCACGGGGGCGGGCTTTCCGCGTATCTCGCGAGCCACGTGAAGCCGAAGGTGAACCTGCCGTCCGTCTTCGGTGGCGTAACCACGATGTCGATCGCGCTGCAGGGCAAGAGCACCAGGGGAAAGCTGATCCGGGTCAAGGCGATGGATGCGGGCACCCTCCGGCACCCCGTCTGGGGCCGCTGGCTACCGAACCAGGGCAGCCAGTCCGTTCCTGCAGGTGCCTGGTCGGATGAGTTCCTGAAGCACAAGGACGAGGCTGCGGCGGCTGTGCAGAAGGCCGTGCAAGAGGCCATCAACAACCTGGAGGCGAACACCCAGTGAGCACGATGCTGCGTATCGACGGCAAGATCTACAAGAAGTCGGACCTGAACCACGTGTCTGCCCTGCTCATGTTCAAGGCGTCGGAGGAGTTGCCGACGTTGGGGCTCAAGACGACGTGGGACGACCTGGTGGCGCTCATGGAGCGTTCCACGCTGCCGCCCGCCGAGCAGGGCCACTGGTCGAGCACGGACGCCACATGGATGCTCGTGATTGCGATCTGGGCCACGCTGAACGCGTCCGGGCGTGAGACGTCGCTGCTCGACGCGATGGATCATGTCTCGGGGTCCGAACTCATCGAAGGGCCGGACGACCACCAGGGAAAAGCGAAGGCCCCGACCTCCCGCAAGGGTTCCGGTCGGGGCGCCGCTCCCGTGCGCAAAGCGGTAGCCAAGACCCCCTCCTGATCGAGTTCCTGTACGACCCGTGGAACTCGATCCGTACCCGCCACCTCGTCGCCATGCAGACGTTCCCCGGCCTGACCTGGGACGACATGTGGCGGCTGCCTATCGTCGCGTGGCTGGACGTTGCCCGCTCCGTTGACCAAGTGATTGCCGACAGGAGGTCGTCGTGAGCGCTGCCGGTGAGGCCATCCTCAAGCTGCTGCTGATCGGTGAGGACAAGTCCGCGTCTGCGGCGCTCGGCAAGGTCGCGGCGAAGGCGAAGCTGACCGGCGACGAGTCGAAGAAACATCTCGGCGGGATCGGTGCCGCCATGGGTGCGCTCGGCGGGATCGCCGCGGCCGCCGGGGTCGTCAAGTTCGGGTCCGATGCGATCAACAGTTTCAAGGACGTCGGCACGGAGTCGATCAAACTGTCTCGGCTGACTGGCCTGCCGATCGAGGCGGCGTCCCGGCTGCGGTTCGCGCTCAGCGAGACCGGCGTCGACGCTGAGGCTGCGGGCAAGGGCCTGGGCATCTTCGAGAAGAACCTGGTGTCCGGCACCGCGCAGAAGGCTCTGTCCGGTCTCGGCCTGTCCGTGAAGGACTCGACCGGTCATCTCAAGTCCATGCAGGACCTGCTCCCCGGTGTCGCGGACAAGTTCAAGTCGATGCCCGACGGCCCGGAGAAGACTGCGCTCGCGATGCAGCTGTTCGGCAAGTCGGGCGCGACCATGATCCCGTTCCTGAACCGTGGCGCGGACGGCATCAAGGCCCTGAATGACGAGTCCGACAAGTACGGGCTGACGATCTCGGGGCCGATGGCTGACCAGATCAAGAAGGCGAAGGAGTCGCAGAAGGACTGGGACGCCTCAGTTCAGGGCTTGTCGGTCCAGTTCGGCGCCGTCCTGCTGCCGGTCCTGACCAACGTGCTCGGCTACGTGCGAGACCAGGTCATCCCGATCATCGCCAGCGCGTCGGGGTTCTTCGGTCGCCACGCCGACACGATCGGCCATGTGATCGCAGTAGTCGGTCCTATCGTCGGGATCATCGCTGGCGTGGTCGCTGCCATCCGAGTGTGGACTGTCGTGCAAGGCCTGCTCAATGTGGTCATGGCGCTGAACCCGGTCGGGCTCGTCATTATCGCCATCGCTGCCCTCGCTGCTGGGCTGATCTACGCCTACCAGCACTCGGAGACGTTCCGGAACGTGGTCGATACCGCGTTCCATGCGATCGCGACTGTCGCTACCTGGTTGTGGAACAACGCGCTCCAGCCCATGATCAAGTTCTTCGTTGAGGGTACGGCTCAGATGATTTGGTGGGTTGGTGGGCTGCTCGAGGCTTTGAGCCAGGTCCCCGGCTTCGAGTGGGCGAAGGACGCCGCGACGAAGATCAAGGGCGCCGCTGACGAGGTCTACAAGTTCAGCAAGTCGATTGAGAAGATTCCCGAGACTGCGAACGTCCAGATCAACGTCACGGCGAACTACTCAGCGACGGCAGCGGCCGCGCTGAGTGTCGCGCGGGGCAACCTGAAACTGTCCGGCAAGGGGTTCGCCAGCGGTGGCCGGCCGCCGATGGGCATGTACTCCACCGTCGGTGAGAACGGGCCCGAGTTGTTCAAGCCTGACACTCCCGGCACGGTCATCCCGTTCGACCAGATCGGGTCCGTGTCGCGCGCGGGTGGCGGAGCGAGCGGTAACGGTGGCGGTGGCGACACGATCTACATCACTGTTCAAGGCGACACGGACCCGGATGCTGCGGCGCGCTCGATCGAAGCCAAGCTGTGGAATCTGCGCAAGAACCGCGGCAACGGGCCGCTTCGATTCATGGGGGCGTAATGACTGCTCCTGGTATCCCGTCGGTGCAGGTGTTCCTGGGCGAGGAGACAGCGGGCATCGACGGGGCCGTGACCTGGGTCGACATCACCGCGTACGTGCGGCTCGAGTCAGGCATCACCACGTCTCGGGGCCAGTCCTTCGGTGGGGGTGCGCAGCCGGGCACGGCCTCGCTGACCTTGGAGAACACTGACGGCCGGTTCACAGTCGGCAATGTGTCAAGCCCGTACTACCCGTACGTGCATTTGCAGTCGCTAGTGGAACTGCTCCGCGACGGGCGTCCGTGGTTCATCGGCCGTATCCAGTCCGGCCCGATGGCGTGGCCGACGGGTGGCGACTCGATCGCTACCGTCACGTGGTCACTCGCGGACAAGCTCGCCCGGTATGAGCGGATGATGCTCGGATCGTTCCCGGTCGAGGAGATCATGGTCACCGCTCCGGCTGCCTATTATCCGATGACGGAAGCCGCCGGGTCAGTCCAGTCGGACGACAAGACGAAGTCTTGGTCTGCGTTGAAGCTCCTGACTCCCGGCGATGGAGCGATCGTGTACGCCGGCGCAACGGGCCCCGCTGGGGATAGTGCATCATCGCCCCAGTTCACACCCGGCACGATTCCCGCGAGTCTCTACCCCGGCGCGGGGCCGTTCAATAATGGTGGCTTCTCAAACGGCTGGACTCTGGGCTTCGCGTTCGCGACGACCGCGGGCGGTCTCGTGGCTCGCTTCGTCATGAACGGCAATGCGACCGGGATGACCTGGACCGGTACGCCACCAAGGCCGAACCGGAGCCTCACCATCGAAGCCTCCGTAGAGACGTATGTCGGCCTCCCCGGTGTCATGATCCGCTGCTCCTCAGACAGCGGCAGCCTCTATAGCCAATTCCACTACCCGGTCGCTGTGATGGACGGCGCCACCCATGCGGTGGCAGTGACGTACGGGGCGCTCTACATCGACGGCAACCTGATCAATCCGACGACCGTCGTGGCGGGACAAATCAAGTCCTTCAACACCGACTCGGCTTCGTTGCAGATCGGTTCAGCGAGTCCCGGCGTCACGGGTGCGTTGACCCCGTTCACGGGCACAATCAGCCACGTCGCCGTATGGCCACGGATCCTGTCCAATATCGAAGCGAACACTATCAGCCTTGCGCTCCGGGGCTGGTCCTCCACTGCGCAGGTTTTCATCCACAAGGTCCTCGGGTGGCGCGGGCAGCATGTGAACTTCGTCATCGGTTTGAGCACAACCCTGATCTCGTCCAAGTCGATCGGCAACGCCAGCCTGGCGACGATCCTAGGCAACCTCAACGCCTCTGAGGTCGGGACGCTGTACGTAGATGGGCAGGACCGGCTCACGTGGAGTAATCGCCGTACCGCCCTGTCGCCAGCTATTTCTATCGCCGCCACCGACATCGACCCGGGCATCGTCTATAACTATGACCTGACCCGGGTTCAGACTTCCGTCACCGCTTCCCGGACGGTCGGGGGTTCTGTCACTGTCCAGTCGGCCGACTACAACACCATTGGCGAAATCGCAGGCTCCGTCGCAAGCATGTCCACCGACCCCGACGACGCCCTGATGCACGCGTCATGGACTGCGAACACAGGCCCTCGGGATCCTTACATCGGATCGCTGGCGATCGACGTGGCAACCGCCCAGTTCGCCTACCCGTCAGTTCAGCTCGCCGGGATACTGACCCAGGTCACCCTGACAGGGATGCTGTCCCAGACCCCGCCCAATTCGACCGTGCTCGAGGTCATCGGTGAGCAGGAGACCGTCTCGGCAACCTCATGGAACGTCACATGGATGACGCTCCCGGCCGGGAGCGGGTCGGCGCGTGACCTGCTCATCCTCGACGACGCCACCTATGGCGTCCTCAACTCCACCCACAAACTCGCCTACTAAGGAGCCCCATGGGTACCGTCCCGAGTCCCGCACGCCCGCTCGCCGGCGTCGCGCTGGCACAGGCCTCGACTGACACCTGGTGGAGCGCGCTGAACTTCCTACTGCAGCCCCCTTCGTGCCGGGTGGCGCTCACCACGGCAGTCGCCGGATGGGCGGTCGCCACAGCTCCCATCGTGTGGAACTCAGAGACGTGGGACATCGTCCAGTCCGGCGACACAGAGATGCACTCCATGAGCACGGACCCGGAGCGGATCACGATCCGTACAGCAGGCCGGTACCGCGTCCACGGCATGGTCGCCCTGTTCTCATCGTCCGTCATCGGACTGCAGATACAGGTATTCAAGAACACGACCGCTGCCGGGCCGAACGCATGGGAAGGGATCGTCACCACCGCCACCGCCTACACGGCGACGTTCACCGACGAGATCGTGTGTGCAGTCGGTGACTACCTGACAGTCCAGGTCACACCCACCGCCACTGGCCTGACCGTGAGCGGACCGATCGACGTCCACATGGTCGCGACCTGGGTCAGCAACTGATGTCCGACCTCGCGACCGTCGTCGCAGCCAACCTCTAGGAGGATCCATGCTTCCGTCGATCGTCCCCACGTCCTTCCGTCCCGCGTTCGTCGGCAGCAAGGGTCTCGGCTCTGGCATCAACCCGTCGATGATCCGCAAGACGCAGATCGTTCAGTTCTGGCTCGACCAGGAGTACGCCGGCGTCACAATCCGGCAGTTCCAGGGCAGCCCTTCCTACTCCGGCGCATCAGCCGGCATCCATGGCGGCCCCGGTGATTTCCAGGACTTCGTGCTTGTCGACAGTCTGGGCCGTTCCCCGGCGACGAAGGTCTGGGTGGCGTGCTCGGCTATGTTCCGTCTCCTCGATTGCCTCTCCTACGTTCGCGGTAGCGACGTGAACGCTGACGGCCGCAAGGACGACTCGTTCATGCAGCACATCCACGTGGGCGACCGCGAGGGCGGCGGCAAGGTCGTTGCGGCGACCATCCAGATCAGCCAGTACCTGGCCCACCAGAACGGGCTCATGGGCGGCCATCCGGACCTTGAGGCGACCGTCTCGAACCCGCTCACCCTGGCGACCTACACGGACCGGGAGTTCGCGGACCGGTACCAGTCCCTGTCTGGCGTCTCCATGACGCTCGATGCACACACCGAACCCACACCAACCACACAGGAGGACGACATGCGGGACTTCGTTGCGGCTTGCTACCGCCTATACCTGGGCCGAGAGGGCTCCACGGCCGAACTAGACGGCTGGGCCATCTCGTCTGTCCAGAACGGCTGGACTGCCAAGCAGGTCCTGCCGATGATCTCCGACTCGCCAGAGGGCCGAGCCCGCGCGACCACCCTGACATTCCAGACGTCCCTGGGCCGGGCTCCGTCCGCCGAGGACATCGCGTTCTGGTCCAAGCAGGGCGGCTACTACGCCATCGTCAACGGCATCGCAAACTCCGACGAAGCCATCGCCGACGCAGCCAAGAAGAAGGCCTGACATGAACCTCGCCCAGAAGATCGCCGCCTGGCTGACGCCCGTACGCCGTCAGGCGCTGTACGTCATCGTCACCACGCTCGCCACGCTCGTCATCGCGACGTCGCCGATCCAGTCAACACAGGTCGCCATCTGGCTACAGCTCGTCATCGCCGTCGGCATCGTCGGATCCCAGGTCCTCGGATCGATCGTCACCAAGTCGGTCCCCTGGAAGGCTGTGTACCGGGTGCTCGGCATCCTCGTCGCAGCTATCACCGCCGCGGGTTGGCTGTCCGGCTCCCATGCTGACCTGGTGATGAGGATCCTCGAGCAGTTCGGTGCCATCGTCCCCATGATCGCGATCCTGCTGCGTACAGACACGTCCACCGCTGACGGCTCACCCGCCTCACCCGCCATTGAGGTCGCGACCGCCCCGGCCGTGGCAGTACCCGCTGCCGCCGAGCCGGATGTGACCCCGGCGGCAGCGGCGCCCCCTACCGCCTCGACGCTGGCGATCGGCGGCAAGACCGTGTACGACCCGAACAACGGGACGCCGCCAACCATCATCTCGAACTAATCGGGGCGGGGGGATGAAGAAGAAGACGATCGCCGAACCGAACTACGACGCCCCACCAGTGACCGTGGCTGACCCGACAATCCTGACCACGCAGATGCTCCGGCACGAGTTGCGGGGCATCGAGCGCGAGCTGGGCCAGCGCCAAGAGACACGCGAACGCGAGCAGGCCATCCTCCAGAAGCTCTTCGCTCAAGAACTCGCGGGTATCAAAGATCTCGCCGATGAGCGATTCTCGACGGACCTACGCGAAGCGCAGATGCGTGAGGCGCACCGGCTCGAGCTGAAGGCCGACAATCAGCGCACGGTGGAGACTGCGATGGTCGCAGCCGAGAAGGCCGTGCAAGCCGCACTGGCAGCGGCCGAGAAGGCCCGTGACCAGCAGACGATCGCGTCCCAGTTGGCGACGACCAAGGCTGAGCAGGCTGCTTCGGAGCAGATGAAGCAGCAGGGCGAGACGTTCGGCGCCGCTATCAACGGGCTCAACGTGACCGTCTCCGACATGAAGACGATGGTGGGCGAGTTGCGCGCCGAGAAGCGCGGCGGGATGGAACAGGTCACCGACCACCGCGCCAGCACGGGGCAGATCATCGCCGTCGCGACCATCGCGATTCTTCTCGGCGGCCTCATCGTCGCCGTGATCAACATGCTGCTCGGCTGACCTGACATCCCACCGTGGCCGCCAGTGTGACCCGACGCCAGCCAGACCGAATGGGCTGTCGTCGGCGACCGTGACGGCCGCGGATGGGCCGAACCGCAGCTCATCGCCGACTAGACCTA